TCTCCTCGGGTAGGCTGAAGTTTTCCGTCCCGGGCTCCATGACATCAGAAAGGGTCCCGATGACTCCCGACGAAGCCGCGAGAGGCGCGTACTTGTACATCATGGAACCGGGAGCGGCACTGCCACGGGCAGCGTTTGCAAACTCGCCCCCAAAAGTTTTGGCTGCCTCAAGCGGGTTTCGCATCGCCTGACTGCCGAGGTGACTAAGACCTGCTTCCGTATTGGTAAGGGCGGCCCTAGCAGTCTGGCCAATCCCCTTAGCCGCCTCGCCGGAAAACCCACTAGCAAGTCGTCCAGCGTGGGTCCCCACCGCTGTAGGCACAGATTGAGCCAGTTGCCCCGCAGCACCAGCCCCCGCAGCACCAGCCCCCGCAGCACCAGCCCCCGCAGCACCAGCCCCCGCAGCACCAGCCCCCGCAGCACCAGCAGCCATCTGCCCAGCAGTGGAGCCCGCGCCTAGCGCGGCGTTAGTAGTCACAAGCCCCGGCACCGAAGACGGGATGGCGCTTCCAGCCAGTGTGAGGCTTTTAGCGCCAATGTTAGCCACGGCGCTGCCGATACCTGCGCCGCCGAAGGCACCGAGACCGGCCATCAGGCCCTTTTTCAGGCTCCCCGTGGCCGCAGTATATCCCGCGCCGACGAGTAGGGCGGCGCTAAGGCCACCAGTAAATGGCGCGAGTACAGCGCCTAGAAGCGTAGGCAGAAGCTTCTTCAGGAAGTTTGCTTCCGGCAAACCCGTGTGCGGGTTGATAGTAAGGGAGCCCCCGTGGGCCAGCGCCAGCTGTTGGAGACCACCGACTTCTTCGGGAGTCATATGGACGAGCATGGTGTCGCCGTTGCGACCATGGCTCTGGAGCTGTTGGGCCACCGGGTTAGCTAAGGCGGTTAGTCCACCCTGAGCAGGCATGTCAGAGTTCATCCCGGGCATCTGCTGACCAAGGGCGGGAGAAGGGTACTGCTGACTGGGGGTGTTTTGCATGTCGCGCCCTAATACTACGTCCTTTATACGTGGTGCCGGATGAAATCCAAATACCTAAGTAGGCCTAACCTCTACAACGAGACGAACTGGACGCCAACAATGACGGACGGAGTAGCCGGGATGGCCGGGGTTACGCCCGCCGAGTAAGTAACCGCCGGAAGATGCTCGACCGTCACAGCGGTATCAGAGACCCGGAACATGATCTGCGCGTAGTCGTTGGCAGCAGCCACAGCGAGCATGATCGGCGTCACCGCCACGAGATAGGAGGGCACCCCGGCGGACTTCCGCGCCGGGATGGAGAACCGAGTGTTGGACCCAGCCACGTCCGTGCCGTTCTGTCGCAACCAGATATCGACGTACTCTATCGCGTTTTGCGGGTTCTGGAACTGGATGCTGTAGGAGATGATGTACTCCCCCGGGTGCGCGAAGGTTATACGCGAGCTACTGGTAATGCTGATGTCAGCCGCAAAGTCCGTACCCGTGTAGGTAATAGCATAGGCTTGGTCGATAGCAGCTGCTGACTGGTCTGCGGTACTGACCAGTTGAGCGTAGGGCACACTGATACCCTTACCGTCCCCGATGAACTCTCCACCTTGGAAGATATCGGCGGAATACTTCTCCGCATTACACGCTGTATTGGCGTCCAGCTGGGAGAAGTATAGCTCAATACCCCGCAGCAGCTGGCGCATATATTGGGGGTCGTACTCTATAGGAGGGTTCGGCAGGGCTGACGCCCTGAAGCGGTCCATAGCCATTAGCGGTTGTCTCCCCAATAAAACTGCTCAAGCTGCTCCCGGTCAGCCAGCGCGGCCTCTACCGTACTACGAGATTTACCATAATACTTCTTCCTGTTCGCGGTTATAACGGCCATCCATTTACCGTCAGCCAAAGCGTAGACACCTCGGTGGCCGGATTTGCCCGGTTTAGCGCGTTTGTTACGGGCTTGCGCGGTGAGGGAAGCCCACCGACAGTTATCTGGGGTATAGTCGCCGTAAGGGTCTACGCGGTCTAGTGTCTGGTTACCCGTAGGCTCTCCCATAGCTTCTATAAACGCAGTATACGTGTGCCATGCGCTACATACAGTTACGCCGCGCCCGCCGTATTTAGGGTAATCCTTATCACTCTGGTTGTAGCAGCGACGCATCATCGCGCGCCATGTGTTATATGACGCCTTCCCAGAACCACCGTGCTTTGTGATACGTTCTTTAAGGTAGCAGCCACACGAAACTGTATTACCAGTAGTTAGGGCGGCGCTGTCTGCCGTATGTACATTCCCGCAGTCGCATACACACTCCCACACTTGCCGCTTACTGGTATTGCGCCCTGCGTGCCGCACAACACTTAAACGTCCGAAGCGCTCACCGGTAAGATCACAGAATTTAGGCATAAGTCCTCCGTAGCTTGGAGTACTATACACCGTGATCTGTACGTAAGTCAACGTTTGCCGTCCGGTCGGCCATCGAGGCGGGGGGCTCCCAGCTGCCACTGGACACCAAGGTTCTCGGACTGGACTTTAATCGCCATCTGCCTTGCGCGAGCGCGGATGAAGACCTGATCGGTGTACTGGCCAACCGACGTCTGGACTACGTTCTGGCTATCAAAGCTGTCCGACTGGACCGCACCACCGGGGAAGTTACGCGGGCGCAGGGACATGGTCGCTTGCGGCGTCGCCGCCGTAGACCCATCAAAGGCAATGTCGGGAATAACCCTGCGAGTCAGGATGAAGTTCTCGCCGTCGTCTAGGTCGAAGTCCGAGGACTGGATGTAGCTGGTCATGGCCACACCGTCATCGTCCACGCCAAGCTCGTGGGAGTAGATATACCCTGTAGTTCCGCCGCCCGCCGTATTGGCCGCTTGTGGGTAGTGGCGTAGGGGCGTGTCCAACCAAGCCGTACGGGCTAGAGTCCCGTAATACCAGATGCGTTCCAGATGGTTATAGACCACATAGGCGTCGTTATAGTCACTCGTGGCCGTGGGGTAGAACCACCAGATTTCATTCCACTGCTCGTTGGTGCCGCAGATGACCTGATCGGCCTGAGCGAGGTTGATGTTGGTGAAGACATGGTTCCGCAGGGTGCAGGGGAGCGTCTCCACCCGGCCTGTGTAGGCGTAGAACTTGTCCTGCCCCATCCAGTAGACCACGTTGGCAGCGGCGATGACTGACCGGGACGACACGATGGAGATGTTATCCGCGTACTCTTGGAGCCCGAAGACGTCCGTCGTGCCCAGAAACTGAAGCGTGTAGAGGTGGGTATCCGTCCAGATCAGATGCTCCTGCCGGGTAGGCAGCGCCCTAATGATAAGCGAGCCTCTGGATACGCGGATATCTCCAGCTGTATTCGTCGTGCTAGGCGTCCAGTCGCCGGGCGTGTCTTGGTCCGCCCACCGGATAAGCATGGGGTCGAAGTCCGCCTCGTTCGTGCTACCGAAGGGCACAGCGCCGAAGGCCAGCAAGTGCCTGTCCTGCTGAGAAACCAGCAGCTGGCCGATCTTTACAGGTACGGCGCTAGAGCTAAACCCTTCCGCCGTGGCGTAATCCTGTAGGGAGATTGCCCGCGTACCCAGAGCAGAAGCAGGGTCGTCCACAGTTCCCCGTGCCCACCAGAAAGCGGGGCCGTTCCGGATGTTCATGACAAGGTCGTTGTCGAAGTTGGCGAACCACCAGCTGCGCAGGGGGAAGTTAATCGGAGAGGTGCTGCTGGAGCCCCAAGTGCCGCGACTCCATGCGCCGGTGCCCCAGCCATAGCCGAAAGTCGTGATCGGGTAGCCGGGCTCCAAGATAAAGTCGAGCACGATGGCGGTGCCACCCGTAGACGCCACAGAGGAGGTAGCCGACGTCGTGGTCGGAAAGGTGAAGATAAAGTCGTCTACCCGGGTGACGACATGGGTGCCGTTGATCTCAGAGACCGGGATTCCACCGATTGTCGCGCCCGCCACCCCAGAAACCACAACACTGTGCCCGGTGCTTACGGCGTGCGGCGTAGCCCCAAGATTAATCGTGACGACAGCCTGCCCATTACTCACGTTGACGCAGTTGTTCGTGGTCGGAGAAGACAGGGTTGGGTCCGTAACCCGCAGGGGGGTGATGTCGGAGAAGTTCCCGCCCACTTCGATGTAGACGTTCGAGTTCGTGCCCAGTGCCAGAAAGTCGTCGGAGTAGGTCGTGACCCAGTTCCACATCTGGCGGCAGTAGCCTTTGAACGACGCAGCCGTAGTCTTCTCCCAGCCACCGATCTTCTCAGGGTAGCCGGAGCGGAACCGGATTCTGTCGCACGCACGCCAGCCACCCTCGTTGGAGTAGTCGGTCTGGTCGCGGTTGATACCGGGCTTAAACTGAAGCTTAATAAATGGCATGGGGAGGCGTCACCTCTTTCCAAGACAGCGTAGCTTCGTCCCAGACATAGAACTTCCCGTCGTCAGGCATGGGAACCGGGGGCACCCAGTCGCAGGTCGTCGTGTTCAGCGTCCAGCTGGGGTAGGGTTGCGGCGGAATAAAGGCGTTGAGGGCTGCGTTGAAAGTATAGCCGATACCCGCGTAACGCACGCGGAAGCTACCGCTATAGCTAGTCTGGACCCAGTTTGTGTCTTGCCCGAACAGAGACTGGCAGAAGGCAATGCCCTTGGCTTCGCTTTCCTGACCGTTCTCCATGATGTCGCTGTTGTTCACGACAATGACGCGCAGGACAATGTTGTTTTGGTCGAGTTCAGCGAAATGAGCCATGATTAGAACGTGATTGATCCTGAGCCAGTCCATTCATAGATGCGGTAGCCGCCAGTAGTCGTGACGGTTGGTGAGCCGGTTGTAGAGGCCGCAAGCGGGAACGTATCCGGATAGCGGATAATCACAATGCCAGAACCGCCCGCGCCGCCCGGAGGGAAGGTATTCGAGCTACCACCACCGCCGCCGCCACGGTTTGCCACGCCATTAGTTCCGGCTGCGCTAAATCCGCCGTCACCGGCATTTGTGCCGCCAGTTCCGGCCACCCCAACGGTGCCGCTGCCGCCGCCGCCGCCAGAATAGCTTACGGAAGAGCCGGAAATGGATGAAGCCTGCGCCGCGCCGCCGTTACCGCCGCCGCCACCGCCGCCGTTGCTGCCAGCGGAGCCCTTGCCGCCGCCGCCGCCCGCGTTGCTGCCAAGATTAAAGCCGCCGTTATTTCCATAGCTAGGATTGTTGGCGATGCCTCCAGCGCCACTAACCCCGGAGCCCCCAGAGCCTCCGCTCCCCCCTGCGGCAGACCCCGCAAATCCGCCGCCTTCGGCAGTAATGCTCGAAAATACGCTATCGCTGCCCTTTACGCCGTTAAGGCCATTGCCCCCAGCGCCTCCCGCGCCGACAGTAACAGTTAGCGGAGTCCCGGCTGTTACCGCAAAGCCGGTTGCGGTTCTAAACGCCCCAGCGCCGCCGCCTCCTGGCCCTGGAGTATTACAAGTTCCACCACCGCCGCCGCCAACGACAAGATATTCAACCGTAGGCGTGACCGTAATCCCGGCAAACATGCCGAAAGCCCTGGAGGACGCAGCAGCGCGTGTGGAGAGAACAGGCATTAGGCGAACTTTGATCTAGCCGCGAACGCCGTAAAGGTCGCGCCGCCGGTTTTGACAATTGTGATCGTGTAGGCGTCAATTGCGGACGCATTGCCTGAAGTCGGGGCCGTGCCGTCTTGCCACTTAGGCGTCACCGCGTTCCCATCAATCTGAAACGCCGACTGGTAATACGCCGTGGCTCCATTCGTCACGAGGAACACAATCGTAATGCTCTCGCCCGTCACCATGAGCGCATTGAGCGATGTCGTGCCATTGCCGCGCACGTTCAGCGTCCAGTTGGCAGAGGCGTTGGTCGTGTAGTAGAGGACCGACTGCGTAGTCACATCGTAGTTGATGGTGCCCGTCGCCGCCGTGGCGCTAATCGTGACCTGTTCGACGGCGTTAACCAGCTTAGCCCCAATGGTGGTTGCGGAGCCGGTAAAGATTTGGA